CACATCGGCCCCTCCCCCCCCGCCGGGTTTTCTCGCCTTTTGCTCCAAGAGCTTAGGGAGATCTTCCGTCCGGGCTGGGACAAGGGCTACAATGGGATTGTTGAGGGAACGTGTGTTAGGCCCAGTTCTTGTCTGGAAAACCCACGTTCTAAGGGGGGGGCGCGAGGGATCCTCGAGCATTGGGACAGTAGGGAACAATTTCTGGAGAGATCCAGAGATCGTGACTACCGTCCTGATGGCAAGAGGGTGGACCTGGTGCGCGCGGTTATCGCTCCTTGTGATGGCAAAGACAGGATAGTCACTGTAAATTCTATACAGATGACCTATCTTACTCCGTATCACACGTTGCTGTATAATCACGTATCAAAACAAAACTGGTGCCTCCGGGGCAAAGCTGAACCTAGGAAATTCAGTAGTTTTACCACTACTGAGGGTGAAGTTTTTGTGTCGGGGGACTACGAGTCGGCGACGGATAACTTGAACTTGGAAGTGGCCCGCCACATCCTCAACGTTATCAACACGACTTGTAGTTACGTCCCTCTCTGGATACGAGATCTGGCTTCCCAAACCCTTGATTGCAAGATCAAGGTTAAGGGTTTGCCAGAATTCGCCATGGCTCGCGGTCAGCTGATGGGGAATGCGTTAAGCTTCCCCATGCTATGCTTACAGAACTATTTGGCGTTCAAGTTTCTCGTTCCAAGAGACGTACCTGTGAAAATCAATGGCGATGACATCGTTTTCCGTTCGACTCCCCTTGAGTTTGACATATGGAAATCTGGTGTTACCAGTTGTGGTTTGACCCTCTCTGAGGGTAAAACTGCCGTCGCTCGCAATTGGTTTTCATTAAATAGTACCTTTTTTGTAGCTGGTACGAAGCGTGTCAGGGAAGCCCCTGTTATCCGTTCCACTGCGTTTTGGAAAGAGACTGGTGATATTTGTTCTTTGAAGGGTCGGATGGAGACTTGTTCCCCATTTCGTCCTGACCGTCGGGATAAACTTCACTCTTTCCTCCTAGGAAAGTTCCGATCTTGTATCGGAAAGTCTCAGCGCTCCTTAACGCGTGGGTTAGATATTAGGGTGTCCCGAAGGGCGATTTTTTCTGCCAACTTGGCGGAGAGGGAGTCTTATTACTTGTCCTTGGACGAGTCGTTTGACCCCCCCCCGTGCGTCGAAGTTGGGTTTTTTCGTTCTTCTGTTCCGGAGGGTTGGGAGCGGAGGCGGTCTACTGACCCAGTCTGCCAGTCGACTCAGCGTGAGTTCTTTTCCGAACTTGTGGCTGAGACCTGGAGGCCGGTTCGGTCCGATGGGGTAAAGTCTCGACATACCTTGGTATTCGTGCCTTACCCGGTAAAGTTCGCGAGGATCCTACGGCTTTCGGGCCGTGAGATCTATCGTCGAAAAACCGCCTTCTGCTTCCCTAAAAAGAAAGATGGGACCTATAGATGGGTCCGTAGTGTAAAATCGGAGTTGCCAGTGGTCCCTGAGGATCGTTGCGAGGGTTACGAGGTCATTAAGGTTGATGGGGGAGTTCTTAG